TAGTACAGGTCTTCTAGTTGGTCTTTGGTGATCTTTTCAGTGAACACGCCCTGATCTACATGGGCAGGCTTAGTATCGCCACCAATGGATCGTCGTGATTCGTTGTTGAATATTACTTCTGCTGCGTCAGCATCGTCGTTGTCTTCAGGATCGTTGTTGGCAACAACTCCCAACATGGCTTGAGCTACTTGTCGTTTAAGATAAGCCAGTGCCTCACCAAATCGTTGTAGGTCTGACTTAGCCCCTGTATACCCAGGTATTATAAGGCGATTTTTACAGCTGATCTCTTGCCCGCTCGAATGCCCAAGCGTAGAATACAGAAATGTTGTACCGTCTTCGTCACGCGGCTCTTGTATAAAGACAAGGCCATTGTTAGCCAGCGCTTGGTTGGTAGCCTTCTGGATGATGTCCAAGTCAGCATAGACTTGCTTGTTGAACGAATTCTCGCGGTTGAATCTGACGTTCTTGTAAGCCAGCTTTGCTTGTGCTAATGCAGCATACAGCTCTGCTTTTTGTGGTTTATTTTCTTTAACGGGAGTCTTGAGATACTCCAGGTCCTTACGCAGATCGTCTAATTTCTCTAATATCTTTAACAGCTCGATCGATTCCATTACTATCTCCTTTTTAGTCGGCTTAGCAGATTATACCAATACACATGTTGGTCAAATCATCACCTGCCTATTTTGATCGTTTTCTCTAGCCATAGATAGATTAACACGGCAATGAGTATGCCTAGTATGTATGCCCAGCTGTCCATACGTTTTCCTTGAAGTAATGTGATAACGATGCTTACTTATTATCGCTATTTTTTTTGTTTTATTTTGTAGATGATGTAGTCATATAAGACCCATGCTATTAATAACATTATTATTGCCGTCAGTTCATACTTAGAACACTTTCTTAGTGCTCCCAGAACGCTTGTGCTTTTGTCAAACCCTAAAAGGAGCAACGCGATGTTAATACAATTGAATGTGAGAATAGAAATAAAAACATTTTCAGTCATGTGTTTTAAGCGTTTTATGTAGCTCATTGCTTGCTCCTGTTGAGGTTCAAATAACCAGCGTAGCCCATCGGTTATTTATCTAGTTTAAGTGATATTAAGGCAAGAAAGGGATAGCGGCGAAGAAAGTTCCTGCTCCTATCGAGACACTTTCTATTCCCGTAACTAAGCCACCTACAGCTGAAAGGGCCCCTACACTTGCAGTAGCAGTTTGGGTAACTACAGCCGTTGCTGCAGCTGATTCTGCAACCATTAATGAAGCGCTTGTAAGAGCAGTAGCTTCAACAGCTGCTGAACCTATAACTCCTACTTCAGCAGCTGCGCTGAATGCACTAAAGCCGGCGGCTACGGCTGGGCTTGCTGCAGCAACCGAAGCTGTTGCGGCTCCAATGATGCCAGCCCAACATAGAAATTTAGTTACACCATAAGCGATAGCGCCCGCTACCGGTCCACCGCCACGCAATCTAAAGTTCAAATCTAGCTTATAAGAACCATCAGAACTTTGATTTAGCATGAAGTATCCATCACACTCATGTAGCACTTGTCTAATTTGCTCTTGTGAGATTCCACGCAGTTCTTTGCTGATATCATAGTTCTCTATCTTGGTGATTTTTCCACCTCTCAATGCATAAAAATTCTGTCCGTGGTGAAAGAGTTGGACATCTGATAGAGCTCTACGACTAACGATTGCTTCTGGAGAAATAATAAGAGCGCCTGTGGCAACTACTTTAAATATAGGTTTTGCAATAGTCGCTGCTTGTCCAGCAAACAATGGTGATATGCATAATAATAATGATGAAAGTATCTTGCTTTTCATGAAGTTAACCTTTAGTTTGATTAAAATGTTACTGCCTACCAACGGGCTACGTTGATTGTTTGCTTCACTTCCTGCTGCCCTTTTTAGGTGAGCGTGCAGTGCTGGGTGTAGATATTGGCTACTCCCGCTTGCACATTCATTTCTGTTGGTGTAGGCACATGCATTGCAGCCCGTTGCGCTACCAATTGATCATACGTAAGCATTGTTGGGTAAGCATACGCATTTGGTAATGCATGAGGATGGATCACACGGTGCCTGTTGTTGATTCGTGGTGGTTGTATATACATTGGTACTGGTTGAGCCATTGGCTGTTGATAATACATTCTTGGGTCATACGTACCGACACAGGCATTCTTAGCCGCTACAACGATACGATTAACATTGCCGAGTGTATGCTCAACAGACTCTGGATTATTCACAAATAACTGAGCGGCTATCAAGGCACCAACGAGTGGTGACTTAACAACAACTGCTCCTGTCGCGCATGCGCAAAATAACGTAAACATAGACATCCCCCGTCTTTTAAGTTCCTAATGTTTCCCCAGGACGGTATTTCTAGAGCTTGGTACCCTTACCCTGCTCTTATCAGTAGCCGCCTCGTACTGAACTCTTTTCCATATGAACCGCTCGCTCAAGACCACACGGGCTTGCCTGGTAAAAGGCGTCGCTGGTCTTATGCCTCTCGGTTCAGCAACCACTATACTGCGACCAACTATTCTAAATAATGGTCGTCGTTCGTCTCCTCCATACAACCCCACTGCCACCATAACCACCCCTAATAGTGCTTTCATCAGACTCCCTTGAGCTTATTGATCAATTTTGACGCCATATCAAACGATAATTCTTCTAAGCTAGTTATACGCTCAGCTGCAAATATCTTTTGTCTAATGTCATCTTTGTTGGCAAGCAATCGATTTAAGAAGTTCACTTGCGGCTCTGTAGCCAGCTGAGGTTTCTGTTCTACTGAATCTGGATCCATACCATCACCTTTGCCTAATCCCAGCATGCCATAGGCTTCGTATCTGCGTTGATAGGTAGTAGCTGATCCGTATGCCTGGTCTATTGAGCGTACGTTTTCTGGTATGAGTAATGGTACTAATGCCGTGATCCATTGCCCTGAAGCGTGCATGATCTTGCTTTCCAACATGATCTGACCATTGAATATGGTTCTGTGCTGCATAAAGACGAGGCCATGATCCAGCAGGGCGTCTTCGGTGGCTTCTTTGATGGCGTCTGACGAGGCGTATTCTCCATAGTTACCTCGTACGTCTGCCTTGAGGGGTTTGAACTTCTTCTTTGCTTGCACAAGAGCTGCTACAAGCTCATTGATCTGCTCTGAGTGGAATCTATTTTCCATATCTATCTCTTCTTTTGATTCGATCTATGAATGACGCGGTGATTCTTTCTATCTCTTGTATGATCTCGTCGTAGTCAGTCGCATTCAGATTCGAAACATCATAAGCCTTGAACTTATCAAGAACGAGTTCCTCTGCTACGTGAATGCCTCTAAAGGCAGAATGGGATCTTCTTTGTAAATCGAGTGCTGTGTTTAAGCGCTCTTCAACTGCTTTGAGTTGGTAATCTGTCAGCTTTGCCTTATACATCGCATCTCCCGTTAGTTAACTCGCTGTTTACAACTATAAGATTATAGAATAATCTGTTGTTGGTCAATAGTGGAATGTGAAGATAAAAGGGAGAATGATATGAAAGGCACGATGAATTACGACGAGATATTATTGTCTGGCATTAGAAAATCGTTAATAGATATACGATGGCAGACAGGTATAACGTTCTTGGATTTATCCAAGGAGATAGGCATATCTCTTGTTTCCCTTCATGCATTCGTTAATGATCCAAATCGCTTGCCTCACCCAAGGACATGTGCCAAGCTCAAGTCGTTTGTTGATAACTTTTCGTCCAATAAGGCGGGAGATCGGGTAACAAAGTAAGGAGCACAATGAGAGTAGTAGTGTCAGCACCCTGTAACGTATGTGAACAGAACTATCCCATCGATACCCTTTTTCTGATATACGGCAAATTCTATTGCGAGATATGCAGAGAAGACATAGAAAAATAGCAGGATTCTATTGACTGGCTCGATCGTTTGGAGTACAACTAAGACCGTTGAAATGATGAATTAAAAGCAAGAAAGCGATTCAGACCATTAGGCTTGAACCGCTTTAAAGCTGAAATTTTATTTATGCCTGAGTAATACGGATTGATCCCCCTGTTCCTCACACATAAACTAACACATTATTATATAAAAATTATATAAAATGATATCTAAAATATACCCTGAGAATTCTATAAGTCAAGAACTAAGCAAAGAATTAATATCGGATCCTAGAGGGTTCTTGTCAACTCGCTTGTCCCATTTGGAATTTCGCGTCTTCGAATATCTCTTTGGGTTGATCCAGGCGTACAAATACAACACCTATGTCTCGCAAGACACGGTAGCAAAGAAGCTCGGCTGCTCTCGTAAGTCCGTTAATGAAGCCATTGGACATCTACGTAAGCTGGGTCTTATCTCTACAACGTTCCGCTTCAATCAGACATGTTTGTACTATCTAAACACTTTCTTTAATACAAAAGTAGCTCGCAAGAACTTGTCAGTATTTCTCAAATACTATGTTTCTTTGAGCCTCTCAATGTTGGTTTTTAAACCTGGGGTTACACAAGTTAATATTAAGGAAGAGTTTATTATAAATTCGTATCCATGTTCGTTGTCTACTACCAGAGAGAGTTACAACTACGCGTATGCGCGCGCGAGGGGAACACGACACGACGAACACGAAGTTGGACAAAAAGAGATACAAGAGGCGAGAGAAATCTTTCAATACGAAAACCGACGACGAAAAGGGAAGAAGATGGTAGATGAAGCAAAGAAATCCTTCCAGGATGAGTCTACGTACCCAGAGATACGCAAGTTGCAGGACACGTTACCGCTAACAACGCATGGCTTCGTTACACTTGCTGCATTCCCAGAGGGTGCAATTATCAAAGCGCAGAAGCACATCAAGCAGATCATCACTGCAAAGAAGCCGTTCTCGTATCTCATTTCCATGTGCAAAGCGTACTGCACGGAGAACAGCATCCCGGTGAACTGGCGCAAATATTATCTGCTCAAAGAGGCTCTCGCCGTTGGTGATAACGATCCCGTTGTTGATGAGCGCAAGATGAAGGCTCTGCAAGAGTTGGTGGAGAAAACCGACACATCGACTAAAAATAAAGAACCACAAAAACGGGAAGTCACAGACGCTGATTACCACAGTGCAGCCATCTATAAAGATCCAAAGTATATCAACCTAACGCAGCCCCGTAAGCAAGAGACAGACTTTGAATGGGCAGAGAACGTAGAACGCTTAATCCACCAAAAGCTCAAGGCAGATCCAGAAGCGTTTGGCATGTTCAAGATACCGTACAACCCAAAGTTGGCATTGCTCGAAAGACCAGAGCGCATCAAAATACTCAAAGAACAACACCCAGACTGTACATGCCGCGATGAATGGAAACAAGAACTCGATATTCCCCTTTCTGGACCAGTCAAACAACAGCCCCTCTTTGACATGAGCTCATTGTTCAAAATGCCCTTGTGAAATCCAATCCACCTCGCTATGATAAGCCAAAAACACACGGGAGAGGCATGAAGTACATAATTGACGGAGCCCCAATTCCGCTCGCACGTCCACGATTTGGTAATGGCAGGACATACGACACTCAGGCATCGCAGAAGAATGATTGTAGGGCAAATTTGGTGGCTTGCCGTGGAAGGGCAGAGCCACTCAACGGGCCGATTCACATGGATGTGGTGTTTTATATGCCAATACCCAAGTCGCTGTCGTCAGTTAAACAAAAGAACCTTGATCAAAAGCCCCACCACGTCAAACCAGACCTGTCTAACTTGATCAAATTCATAGAAGACTGCGCAAACGAAATATGCTTCGGCGACGATGCCACTATCTCATCAATTACAGCAAGAAAAATATATGACGATTTTCCAAGAACCGAATTAACACTAACGGAGATAGTTTTGTGAAGAAAACCCCACAACGTAGCACGGGGCGTAAGAAGGCGCAAAAAAGTGAGATAGTGCCTTTTCAAGAAGAATATTATCGCGACATGTTCACCTTTCAGCTTGTCCCCGTCAGCGAAAAATATCTCCTGCGTATAGCAGAAGAATGGGTAAATTACACACTAGAGAATGAAGAGATTCTTACCAAGAATTCTTATCTTAACAAAAAGCGATTGCTGCGCGGGACGGTTGATCGCTGGATGGATAGGTGCCCGGAACTTAAGGAAGCGTTTGGATTTGTAACCCAAATACTGGCAGAGCGTAGAGAACAAGGTGCAACCAAGGGCAAGCTCTCTGAAAGCTGGGTAAAATACAGCCATGTGCTTTATGATAACGAATACAGGGATCTCGAGACATGGCGTAACTCACTGAAAGAAAAAATAGCGGGAGCGGGCTCGACTAATGTTGTCGTCGAGATGAAGAAGTTCCCCGAAACTGATGTTGTACCGGCACGCACAAAGGAGAAAGAATGAAGAGACTATTGCTGACGCTACTGTTATTACCTCCTTTTCTGCGTGCTGAGAGATACTTTATTTTTCATGTCGGCAGCTACGACGCACTCAAATCAATCCCGGTACAGCTCTCTATGGAAAGCCTTAAAAACACCGGGGCTACGATTGTCTGGACAGAACGTCAAACCGTTATGTATGCACTCGTTGGCGTTACCTCGATCGTGGCCTCGTACTTTGCCTATAAGTGGTATCGCCACAAGACACGTAGAAGGTTATGCGCCGAATGCCTCTGCTGGGTATCCATATGCGACGCATCAAAAGAAGAGATATTAATAGACCAAGAACACTGTGCTTTTTGTTCAAAGAGGAACTAGATGAACGAACCAAAAAAAACTATGGCACCACGACGCCAGACGTATGACGATCTTAAACAACGCATTGCCACATTAGAGGCATCAGTTCAATCTCACACGTTACAGATTAATAAGCTCCAAGCGTTTATGATGGAAAGCAAAAACAAGGAACGCATTGAATCCATGTCTTGTAAAGACGATTCATTCTTGTTTCGTCTTAAGTCGCTCTTTGGCGCACGCGCTAACGTTGAATAAATGAACATCGAGACACGCATCAAACTCGATAAGTTTACACCGCGTGACTTTCAGCTGCCGCTCTTTGATGCGATTGAGAACAAGGGCTATAAGCGCGTGCTCTGCTTGTGGCCCCGTCGCGCCGGCAAAGACGTATGCGCATTCAATCTCGCCATACGCGCTGCGCTACGTAAAACACAGACGATTTTTTACGTGTTCCCTACCTATAACTCTGGACGCAAGATTCTCTGGGACGCGATCACCAACGATGGCCTACGCATCTTAGACTATTGCCCACTCGAACTAGCCGATCGCAACGAACAGCTTATGCGCCTCCGTTTTAAGAACGGTTCAGTGCTTCAGGTCATCGGGTCTAATGATTATGATACGGCGCTCGTCGGTACCAACGCACAGTTCATTATCTTTTCTGAGTACGCGCTGCAAGATCCACGCGCTTACCAGTTTGCCCGTCCAATTCTAACAGCCAACGATGGGGTCGCGCTCTTTTTGTCTACACCTCGAGGCCGCAATCATCTCTATGATCTGTATCAAATCGCGCAGCATTCTCCCGATGAATGGTTCTGTTACAAGCTTACCGTTGCTGATACGCAACACATTCGCATGGCAGATATTAAGCGTGAGATAGATCTTGGTGAACTGTCTGAAGGGATGGTACAGCAAGAATATTACACCAGCTTTGATCAAGGCCAGGACGGCTACTTCTACATGCGTGAGATCGATAAGATGCGTCTTGATGGACGTATCGGGATGGTGCCATGGGAGCCGCGATTCAAAGTGCATACGGCATGGGATCTAGGTATCAACGACCCGACGGTTATCATCTGGTTTCAGATCGTTGGCACCACGGTACACGTTATCGATTACTATAGTGCGAGTAACAGATCTATAGATCACTTTGTCAACATTGTTCTCAATAAACCGTATGTGTATGGCCGCCATTTCCCACCTCATGATATTATGGTCAGGGAGCAGGGATCGGGACTAACCAGACGGGAGATGTATAAGCAACTCGGTATCAACTTTTCTGAGGTTTATAAGTTAGATCTGCTTGATGGTATTGAGTGTGTAAAATCGTCCATGGCGCGTATATGGATCGATGAGGTAAAATGCAAAGAGCTTATTCGTCACGTATCCAACTATCGCCAGGAATGGGATCCGGAGCGTAAGCGCTATAAAGCTATCCCCTTACACGATGATAATTCCCACGCGTCAGACGCGATGCGGTATCTGTGCGTCGCGCTTAAGAAGGCATCGTTTGAGGGGACTACTCCAGATCAACTTGAGAAGCGATACCAAGAAGCTGTCTATGGATCACAGTCTAGTCTCCCTTCGTTTTTCAGGGATGAAGGGAATGAATGGCGGTAGTAAAGGAATGCCGCGGTTTAACGATTCCACACTACTATTACGTAACGGAAATGCGCCTCAATCCCAGGTATGGAACTGATGAGTTAGAGCCTGAATTTGAGATCTTGCATGTTCTTGTTGAACGCGATAGGATATGCGCCGATTGCAGGACCTCGTTTTGTCGTACCGCTTTGCGACCGTGATACCTTCCTCTTTTGTTACGCCTCCGTCTGGGATTCCCTACCCAGGCCGGAGGTCTTTTTCTGGCTATCTATTTCTTGATATCTATGGTACGTAATTCTAGACTAGGTCTCTGTTAATCAACCGTTCAGAAGGAGAGATTCACATGCCTTTGTTCCCCCAGTTAGGGCCCCAATATTATGACGAAAGGGACAAGGGGATCTTGTCTCGGATGGAGGCCTTCTATGCCGAGTCGATAACCATCAACCAGTCCTATTGGGGAGAAGGTGATACAGACCATCGCTTCATGGCCGGCGATCAAACCCTCTGGAATGATCTTTATGGAAATCTCCCTGCTAATCGTCGTCGTCAGTTTTCGTTTAATCGTATCGCTCGCGTTATCAATCTTATCGATGGCTATCAACGCCGAAACAGAAAATCCACCATCGTCACAGGCGTAGAGAATGCCGATGACCTTACCGCCGATCAGTTCACTAAAGTGCTCATGTGGGTCAACCAACAGGAAGGCGTACTTGAGACCATATCCGATTCATTCCGAGGCTCTCTTATTGCTGGTATGAATCTGCTACATGTCTGGATGGATTATCGCACTGACCCAATAAGCGGTAATATACGTGTTGATAACTGCTCGTATAATAGCTTCTTAATCGATCCCTTTTTCAGGAAAAAAGATCTATCTGATTGTAACGCTATCTGGAAGCGCTCGTTCTTAACTAAGCGTGAATGCATATCTCTATTACCAGATTTTGAAGACCAGATCATCGGGCTCCAAGGCAACGACAACCGCGACGGTAAGTTCCAGTTTATGCCAGAAAGTTACAACTATGGCATGAAGAACTTGCTGACCTATGATGAATATTACTATCGTGATTATCGCAAGCAAAAGATGCTCTGTGATACCGTTACGGGTGAGACACTTGAATGGAAGTCGCAAGACGAAGATAAGCTCAAAGAGTTCTTGCGCGCTTATCCACAAGTGACGATGATCGAAGGAGAGATTCCAACGGTTAAGTTGGCTATCGTGGTGCAAGGCAAGGTCATGTATGATGGGCCACAGCCGATGGGGATCGATAACTATCCGTTCGTTCCAGTCTTTGCGTACTATTATCCGGAGATGCCGTACTTCCCATGGCGTATTCAAGGTGTTGTCCGCGGGCTTCGTGACTCACAATACCTGTACAACCGTCGTAAAGCCATTGAGCTTGATATCCTTGAGTCACAGATCAATTCTGGTTATAAGTACAAAGAGAATGCGCTCGTAAATCCAAAAGACATATTCTTGTCAGGTCAGGGCAGAGGGCTAGCGCTTAAAGAAGATGCGCAGATGAGTGATGTTGAACAGATATTACCGCCTGCCGTGCCTCAATCGATGATAGATCTATCACGTATTCTTGGTGAAGAGATATCGCAAATATCTGGTGTTAACGAAGAATTACTCGGGTCTGCTGTTGATGATAAAGCTGGCATCTTATCCATGTTACGCCAAGGCGCTGGGCTTACTACGCTCCAGATTCTCTTTGATAATCTTGATCACGCCCAAAAACTACTTGGCAAGTTGATGATCGATCTGATACAGGCAAACTTCACACCTGGAAAAGTTAAAAAGATCTTAGAAGGCGATGAGCCAACCGAGCAGTTCCATAACAAGGCGTTCGGTAAATATAATGCCGTTGTTGAAGAGGGTCTTAATACGACTACGCAAAAGCAGATGCAGTTTGCTCAGTTACTCCAACTTCGCGACACAGGGGTTCCAGTTCCTGATGACGTTCTGTTAGAAGCAAGCACGATGACCAACAAGCGTGATCTGATTGAAGCAATTTCCCAAGCACGCAATCAACAAGCGCAAGCACAGCAAGCACAAGCGGCTGCTCAGTCTGAACTTGTTGCTGCTCAAGCCGAAATGGCTCGAGCGCGTGCTGCAGCAGATCAAGGACTTAGCCTTGAACGTATTTCGCGTGTTGATGAAAATGAAGCACTTGCGATTGAGCGTAAAGCAAAAGCAGCCCATGATGAAGACACAGCATTATTAACCCGCGTTAAAGCACTCAAAGAGTTAGAAGATCTTGATATTAGACATCTTGAGCGACTGATCGCATTATCGAACATGCTCAAGGATGAGACAAAGATTCGTGAAGAAGAACAGGTCCCATCATCCCCGTTAGCGGCATAGGAGAAGAGAATGTTTTTAGAAGAGATCGTCAGGACGCAAGCAATAAGCAAAATAGAAGACTTTATTTCTCATGTTGAGGAAAAGGTAGAATTTGTTAATGTGAGCGACAACAAATGGCAAGTGATTATCAGCTTTGACCTTGATGAAACGAATATGAACGCGGTTGAAAAAGAAGCCATAGCGGCACTTTTGAAATATTTATAAAAGCTCTAATGGTTAGAGGTACTATAAACCTTGCAGCACGAAAGTGGACTGCAGTAACTAGAAAGGCCTATTATGGCAAAAAGACATCATCGCTCTCATCGTTCATCACGGCGTGAAGGTGCGTATGGTCATTCTGATGTAGCATTCAAGCACAATCCTGATCGTTTCAATGATGAGCATCATCGTGAGCAAGAAGGTGTAATGGATGGCCATTTAATGCGTCTGTCTCGAGCTGAGATGTATGCTGGTATGGAACCACGCCGTCGCCAAGAGCTTGAAGATGCTGGCATGATTCATGAAGATCATCGCATGGTTGCTAACTTACCTCAAGAAGTGATCATGAAGCCTTACCCAAGAACTGGTCCTTATCTTCCAGAAGGTCTTGATGACACTATCGAAGGTGTTGACCGTCAGATGGATTATGATGATGAACAACGTCGTCGTCATTTCTATCCAAAGAAAGTATAACGTCTTCGTTATGGAGATCGTATGAAGATACTGAAAGACATGGAACTTCATTTTGTGCGCAGCGCTAAAATCAGGGGTGAAAGCCTCGATCCACGACGCGCTCAAGAACGCGCTGACTTTGAGATGGTAAGTGAAGATCCGCGAGAGATTGCTAATCTCCCACGTCGTTTCCAGTCGCGCGAGTTTCCTAAAAAGGCGGGTCTCTTCTCGCCTGAATGGGAGTAGTATGCCAGTTATGCTACGATTCAAGGGCAAGCCAACAAAGATAGCCTACAAGGTGATGGGTAAGCCACAGAACTTTGTTGATGATAAGACGTTCAAAGACGTATACATCAATAGACGGCTTATTATGGAAGAAACTGCTCGAGTTCGTTAGTACGATGGTGTGCCAGGTTAATCACCGCCGGCACACCATCCCCTGCCTAAGGAGAAGCGTATGAGTAAGAAGAAGGCACATCCAAAGAAAAAGTCTGCACCTAAGAAAATAACCGTCGCCAAGGGTGTCAAAGTAGCTCGTGGCGTTGAAGAGAAGATGAGAGAGAAACCTGGATCTTCTAGCGCGGGTAAATATAAGCATGTCTCACCGAAGAAATTTGTTGGATCTGCTGGTGGCGCTAGCAAGTACTCATTTCCTGTGGCAGATTTGGCTCATGCACGTAGCGCACTTTCTAGGGCTCATCTTGCTCCAAACCCTGAAGGAATTCGGGAAAAAGTGTATAGACTATATCCTGCGCTTAAGAAACGAGCCGCAAAACGACATAAAAAGGACTGAGATGGAAAAGAAAAAGTCAGGAGTTAAGCGTGTTGTTAAGCACCTTAAAAGAGACATTAAGTCTTTTAAAAAAGAAGCTGCAGAAGATCGCAAGCTCCTCAAAGAACTAAAACCTAAAAAAAAGCATGATCCTAAAAAGAAAAAGCCATCAAAGGGTAAAGCCAAGATAGAAAAAGTTTTACATGAATATAAAGAAGGCGAGCTCCACTCAGGTTCTAAAAAAGGGCCAAAAGTCACATCAAGGAAACAAGCGATTGCCATCGCCTTGTCTGAGGCACGCAAAGCTGGCGCCAAGATAAAGAAAAAAAAGAATTAGACCCGTAGTTGATTGTTACTACTGTCTAGTGTCTCATTGTCCCCTCGTTGCTTGCGAGGGGATTTTTGCTATTATGTGGCTAACAAATCATTACTAGGGAAGAGATATGAAGCGAGAAACTGTTGGCAAAGTTGCGACCGATCTTTTAGTTAAACAGCCAGAGACTACATCGCCAATTGAACAGATGCGTGAGTCGCTCACTGATTACGAGAAGAACGTCATTGAGTGCGTTGAGCGTTACAAGAAGAGTTTTTATGGTGATTTCTATGTCGTCGTTCTTACTAAGAATGAAAGACTTTTAACAAACGTTTTCCGTAACTATTTTTTTGCTCGTACGTCATGCCCAACGCCAGAGTGGGACCAAACGGTCTATAAGTATAAGCGCAAGGACGATTCGCTCGTCTTTATGTGGACGGTTCCTTCTAAGGATGCATGTGAATACCTGCTGCGTAATGCCAACGATGTTGTTGAGTCAGAGCAGTTACTGCTGCGTTATGTCGTTGCCTTTAATGATGGTACCTTATTGCGCCTGGCTAAAGAACTTAATAACGAGAAAAAAGAGAGCGTCGAGTTACAGGGATTTACTTGGAAAGGTAGCTAATGAGTTTTGAGCTAAAATATGATGCCAATGGTGAAGTAATTCAATCAGCAGAACCGGCTGAAAACACCGCACCCGCAACACAAGAACAGCCTGTGTCCAATTCTGACAACGCGCTTGCAGATTTGGCTGCTCCAGAAGAGGCTGCACCACAAGCTCCTGTTGAAGAACCAAAAAGAAAACCAACTCCCCAAGAGTCATGGAAAATTGTCCGTGAGCGAGCAGAAGCGGCTGAGCGCAGAGCGGAAGAAGCTGAACGCCTCCTCCAACAGTACACACGCACCGCCAACCAATCAGCACCAGAAAGCAATGAAGATCTAGATCTTTCCGTTGATGAAGATTCACTCGTTGAAGGCAAACACCTCTCTAAAGTCGCTAAAAAAATAAAACATCTTGAGCAACAGCTGCGCTCATACGAACAACAATCGGTTGTGGCATCGACTGAGCTCAAGCTTAAGGCGCAATACCCGGACTTTGATAACATCGTTTCTGGTGAGAATTTGGCAAATCTGCGTGCGGCTTATCCGGAGATAGCTGCGACCATTAATTCGTCTAATGATCTGTATAGTAAAGCGGTGACAGCGTACACCATGATTAAGAGACTGGGCATCGCCGATGTGCCAGGATATGAAGAATCAAAAGAAGTTGCGCGGCGTAATGCGTCTAAACCAAAGCCATTGGCCAGCATCTCGCCACAGCAAGGTGATAGCCCGTTGTCAAAAGCGAATGCATTTGCTAATGGTAAGATGAGCGATGATTTGCAAAAGCAACTTTGGAAAGAGATGAATGATGCTCGCAAGAGTTATTAAGGAGCGGTTATGCAAGCTTGGGAGAAGCAGTCGTTATTTGCGCTTAATGTCGCGGCGCTACTTAAGCACATTAATGAGAGCGGGATGTTGGTCACGCTTGGCGAAGCGTACAGGACTCCAGAGCAAGCCGAAATCTACGCCAAAGAAGGAAAAGGAATCGTAGACTCGCTCCATTGCAAGCGGTTAGCCATCGATATCAATCTTCTTGATAAGTGTGGCACGTACATCACTGACGTAAAAGAATATGAACCATTCGGTGTCTTTTGGGAAAGTCTGCACAAGTTTAATAGATGGGGTGGGCGTTTTAAGACACGCGTTGATGCGGATCATTTTGAGACGCAAGACCTTTAGCTTCGGCTTCATTCTCGGCGGATCGTGGTTTTGCTTTTCCTTTTTGCATGTACCACGATCCGCGGAGTTACTCGTCTTGAGATTTTTCTTTTTCTATGTAATCGTATTCGTATAAACCTGTCTCTAAGGGAGGGATATATGAAGACGTTATACGCTTTATTAACCATTCTTACCCTTATCTTCCCTTACCCCATTACCGCCACTAATAGCCTTAAACTAACGCATAAAGAACAGCAAGAGCTCCTCATGCAAGAAGAGCGTGATAAAACGCGCATCAAGTTAGCCACCATCGGCGCAGTCGTTGTGTTAGGGAGCATTATCGCTCTCAAGCAGAACGGACAACTCCCAGACATTGGGAAAATTGTTGCTTACCTTACTGGTAGTTTAGGCAAGTGAGAGGGAGTTGCCTTTTATAAAGTCATTGTTATGATTTGCAGGGAGCGCAATCTGAAGCTTCGCTCCCTTCAGTCTATCCGGACGCAAAGAGAGTTTCGTCCACTCCATTGACGAAAAAACGAGCCTCGTCAGCTTAAGAAACCGTATATTCTTTTAAGGACACACTATGCCTATAACAACGACTAGTGTTTTGCCTGCTCCGGTTCAACAAAGCTTCAGCTACAAGTTACTTTCCGTACCAGTGCCAAACATGATTCACAAGATCCCTGCGATGAAGAAGAATATGCCTCGTAACGGTGGTACAACCCTTCGTATGCGTAGGTATAACCCCCTCAACACCGCAATGGTACCACTAGGAAATTCCGGTATCACTCCCCCTGCGCAAGCATTAACAGCTATTGATATCGATGCCACGATCTCGTTTTACGGAACCTACGTTCAGCTTAACGAGCAAGTGACCTTGCAAAACCAAGATCCAGTCCTCAATGAGTGTGCTGCTCGTCTTGGTGTTTCATTACGTCAAACAGAAGACCAGCTTACTCGTGACATGCTTGCAGCTACGGCTGGATTCATTAACTGTGTTGGTGGTGTGAACGGTGATAACCCAACAGAAATCACCCGTACAGACGTTGATACCGTTGTCAGAACACTCTTGAACAACAATGCATACACCATCATGGATAACATTGAGGGTGAAGATAAGTTCGGTACAGCTCCAGTTCGTGATGCTTACTTTGCACTCTGCTCTACGCAATTGACTGGTAATCTTGATGCTGTTGCTGGATTCATCCAAAAGAACCAGTACCCATCTCCTATGAATGCTCTGCGTTCAGAATGGGGTGCTATTGGTAACCTTCGCTTCTTGGTTTCATCAATTGGTAGCTTCTTCCCAAATGCTTCGGCAAATGGCAACAACGTCTTCAATATCTTCTGTACTGGTATGGAAGCATATGCTTGCATTGAACAAGATGGCTACTCTGCAAGCTTCATTTACAGACCACCAATATACGATGGTCCACTAGCGTTGAACGCTTCGGTTGGTTACAAGTTTGCTGAGGTGCCTCGCATCACTAACGACTTGTGGGTAATCAACTTACGCGCAACATTAGCTTAAGGAGGTAACATGGACGGAACTATATTATCACAAGGTACGTTTACGGTTGGTGCTAACGTTGTACCGGTTAATATCCCAGTCCCATCAGGTGTTGATTGGGTGTCGGTTATTAACTTAACCAACGTGGTACAAGCCGGTGGCGCTAACGCAGCTGGAATTAGATATTTCTGGCAGCTTGGTATGGCTAATGGCAGTGCTATTGTTGAATATTATGCCAACGGTGGTGCAGTTGTTACAGGCGATTACATCGTCCCAGGCGGTATCTCGTTGTATGATCCATCAGGACAGAATCCATTATCGCCAGCATTGAGTGCTCCACGTGCTACAACAGCAATGACCAACGCTACGCGCCCAGTTGTTAGCGCAGCTAATACAACCGGCTTGGTGGTTGGTAGTGTTGTACGTATGACACTGACGGCTCAAGATGAAGTTGATAGCGTTGATATGGTTGTTGGTGCGGTTAACCCAGGCGTAAGCTTTACCCTGTTAACTGCTTCTAACGCAATGGCTAACGCTCAAGGCGCTATTGGTGGAGCCGGCTTCTATCAGATCGTTAACTATCCACCGTTGTTCTATCCACGTCGCTTGGTGATTACCAATATCACCCAGGCAGCGCTAGCGGTAGTAGCTACTTCAGTTGCGCATGGATTGACGGTTGGACAGCAAATACGCTTTACCATCCCTGCAACGAGCGGCATGGTACAGCTTAATGGCCAACAAGCAACCATTACTGCCATTATCGATGATTACACCTTCAACATAAACATTGATACAACAGCGTTTACAGCATTTACATTCCCAACTATTGCTCAGTTCCCTGCTACGTATCCTGTATTGGTTCCATTTGGTATGAATACAGGTGCAGCGCTGACGCTTGGTGGGCTGCAAGTGCCAACCATCGGTGGTGTTCAGATCTACGGAACGCAATCGGGTATCTTGGCTGATTCAACCGTTAATACCGGATTCTTGGGCATGACCCTTGGAACGGGTAGCGACGGCGCAATCAATGGAGCTGCCATAAGCGGACCAGCTGGAACTAACCCCGGAGACTTTATCCTCTGGCGCGTTGGTAAATCATCCTTCGGCGGACAATAAGCATCTTAGCGTTAATGTACATTAAGGGAGGGCGACGGCCCTCCCGTTATAGCGAAAGGTAGAGACGTATGGCAATAAATAGTGGATTGGTTTCAACAAGCACCCCTACAAAAGTTCATGCATCTAAAAAGACTGCCAAAGAACTTCAATATATGAGAGATCGTGACCGAGAAATGGTACGCGGTATCTTTCGTTTCTTTGAAGTACCTGGTGGTACCATGGCATTCTCGTTTAGGAAATACAAGCAAGATGAAGTTGAGACGTACTCGTTTACTGACGGCGAGATTTATACTATTCCTCGTGGCGTTGCTCATCATCTTTCGAATAACTGCTGGTATCCAGAACACAAGTACAAGATGGATGAAGGTGGCAAATCAACCGTGATGATCAGCAAGAAAGTGCGGCGTTGCACCTTTGAGCCGTTGGACTTTATGGACGTATCAGAGTTGCGTGAATTAACGCCAACCGATATAGAAACAGTAACAAGCGTGAAATAGCGCGTAAGTCTTTTACCACAAGGGGATGTATGCCTTATCAATGTTTCGCTCTTCGTAAGCCTGTTTATGGACCTGCTATGCGTCTTATTGCCTCTATAACGAACGCGAGAAATGCGCTAGTGACGACCACCTTTGAACATGGATACGTTGATGGTACGATCGTCCGTTTTGACATCCCTCCCGCATTAGGCATGATCCAGATTGATCAGATGACTGCTCCCCTTGTGGTAACAAGTCCTGTCTCGTTCGTCGTCCCTATTGATACAACAAATTTCACGCCGTTTTCTATACCGGTTGGGCTATCTCCACAGATTGACGTGTGTGGGCTGGTAGTGCCTATTGGCGAGGTTGCTGAAACATTAAAAGCTTCGCTGGTAAATCAACTGCATTTTTAATATGTTAGGATGAGAAAAATTAAGGAGAGTTTATGCCAGCACCAGATAGCACGCTAGCGGCGATAGAGAAAAAGGTTAGGCGTCTTACTCGGTCACCTTCGACGGCACAACTTACCGATTTAGACCTGCAAGATTATATCAATACGTTCGTCGTATACGATTTCCCTGAGCACCTTCGCACGTTCAACCTGAGAAAAACCTTCACGTTTTATACCAACCCCTATCAAGACTCTTACCCAACCGATGAACTCTCGTTTGGTAACCCTGCTTTAAACCCAACCATCCTCAATAATCCACTCTATAACTTTCAGAACAACTATATATCGGTGCACCCACCGGTTTATGTTGCTGGGTACCAAACGCTGTATACACAGTCTCGTGAGCAGTTCTTTGGGTACTACCCGAAGGTAAACTCTATCGCTTCTACCGGGTTTAATGGTGATGGTATTACTACTCTGTTTACGGGTGTTATTAATACGCAAGGTGCAATTATACCAAACACATTTAATCAGATTGTTGGTCTTTTGCAGAGAAATGTGCTCTTTGATTCAGCCGATACTAACTTAAACGGATTGTCACTCGTTGATATTCCCGTTATTAATGCGACTACAGGTAACCCTACGGTTCTGGGAAATCTGTATGATCCCTCAAGCGGTGCTTACAAAACGGCGTTACTCTCTCCCCCTACGACGCCGTTCACCGCTCCTTTTGCTCCAGGAACTGGTGTCATCAACTACGCGACGGGCGCTTATACCATTAATTTCACCGCAGCTCCTGGACCTAATCTTCCGATAAATAGCCAGACGGTTCCTCAGGTGCTAGGGCTTCCTCAGGCGGTTCTCTACTATGCAAACACATTCGTTGTTCGCCCACTACCTGATCAGGTATACAGTGTAAACATAGAAGTGTATCAACGCCCCGTATCGCTATTACAACAAGGCCAAAGTCCTGAGCTTGAAGAATATTGGCAATATATTGCCTATGGTGCGGCTAAAAAGATCTTAGAAGATAGAATGGATTTGGAATCGGTTGCCCTCTTGATGCCAGAGTTCAAGAAACAAGAATGCCTGGTGCTGCGTAGAACTATTGTTCAGTACACGAATGAGCGTACGGCTACTATCTACACTGAGCAGACAACGCCAACGACTGGTGGCTTTGGATGGGGTGGCGGCCAGGGTAACGCGTAATAAAGGAGAGAGGCGATGGCCTATCAAAATGACATACCTCAGGCCAACGATGAATTGGCTACATCACAAGATGACCTGCTTAATAATTTTGCAGCAATAGATACGTTCGTTAATGTAAACCATGTTGGCTTTAATGGGGCAGATCAAGGTAAGCATGCACAGATAACGTTCCCGCTTGGACCTCTTGCTGGACAGCCATTTACGTATGCCGTTGGTGAGATAGGGCTTCAAAGCTTAAACCAACTGCCTACCTCAGTCCCCGATATCTGGATGAGTCGTGGAGCTTCAACAGCATTTCCTATAACAGGTGCGGCTATTTCTAACCCTGGATGGAGCTACTTACCGTCTGGCGTTCTTCTTAAGTGGGGAACCGTCGCGGTACCATCCGGGGGATCATATGCAATCGTATTTCCTGTTGCTGCAACTAATCCGGTGTATGCAAATGCTATCGTTGCTTTCTTAACTAACTACACCAACATAACTTCATATGTGGTGTCTTTGACTACAACAACGCTTACCATAAATACATCGGGAGCAGGGACTGTTGGCTATCTTGTTATAGGAGCTTAACATGGCGTTTGATCGTTTTCTTATTGCCCCGTATGAGTCAGGTCTAGACACCTCACTGCGTCCATTCTTAATTCCTGATGACGCGTTTGCAGAGCTCTATAATGCATATGTATTTCGTGGCAGAGTAAGAAAACGATTTGGCTCATTTTTAATGGGTTCTAATGCTGTTGTGTTTAATACGAGTCAACTTCTGTCTCGTCTTCGTATTCGTGTTGATACCACCAATGGTTCTGGTAATGCATCAGGATCTGTGCCAGGCAATATATTCAAGCGAGGACAACTCTTTTCTATAGGCACTGAAATATTCACCGTGCAGGCTACGGGTACTCCTGTGAATATGCTTACTACGGGTGCTTCGGTAACACACACGTATAACACATCTACCGGTGCGTATGTGTTTGCCGGAGCAGCCGCTAATACGGCCGTATATTTCTATCCTGCTGAGCCGGTCATGGGCCTTTCTATCTTTGAGAACGGTCCCGTTGCTAATCAGCCAACGTATGGATTCGATACGCAGTTTGCCTACGTATTTCAAGGTGGTGCATGGCAAGCGGCTGGCACTGGATCATTGCCATTATGGCATGGCTCCAACACAGATTTTTTCTGGACAGAGACATTCCGTTATGAGGCGACACAAGAATCGATAGCAGCGTTCTTTGTGTCTAACTTTTTTGCAGTGAATCCAAATGGTGCCGTCAATGCTAACGATGACCCAATATGGTACTTGGCATCAGATACGAATACCTGGACGGCTTTTACACCAACGGTGCTGACGGCAGGTAACTACATTTTAACCGCTCGTATTATCGTTTCTTTTAAAGGTCGCCTTGTATTACTTAATACGATAGAAGTAGATTCGAGTGGAACGACCAACAGCAACTTTGTTAATCGTTGTCGGTTTTCTCAAGTAGGCGATCCGACTGCTGCTAATGCGTATTTAGAGTTAACGCAAACGGGCGCATTAGGAGGCGGCGTAATAGACGCTCCAACAGCAGAAGCCATAGTGACTGCGGAGTTTATAAAGGATCGCTTAATCGTCTATTTTGAGCGCTCTACGTATGAATTAGCGTTTACGCAGAACAATCTTGTACCGTTCGAATGGCGCAAGCTCAATACAGAGCTTGGGTCAGAGTCTACTTTTTCAGTAGTTCCCTTCGACCAAGAGGTACTCGCTATCGGTTCTACTGGTGTGCATTCATGTAATGGATCAAACGTAGTTCGTATCGACAATAAGATTCCTGATACCGTCTTTACCATAAAAAATACCAACTCAGCCACTGATCGCGTTGCTGGGATACGTGACTACTTTGCCGAAATGGTGTACTGGACATATCCATCAGACAATGCCGTGACTACCGATATCTATCCCAACAAAGTACTTGTATTCAACTACAAGAATAGATCGTGGGCTCAGAATGATGATTGCATTACTACGTTTGGGTATTTTGAGCAGGGCTCATCGATAACATGGGCTAACTCAGTAAATCAGACGTGGGCTCAATCCAATAACACATGGAACAGTGGATTACTACAAGCCCAAGCACGCCGCGTTGTTGCCGGTAATCAACAGGGCTTCACGTTTATCATTCTGCCTGACTTAAGCCGTAATGCGCCGGTCATGCAGTTGAGCAACGTAACACTATCTGGTACTACATTGACTCTTCTCATCATTGATCATAACTTACAGGCAAGTAATGCTCCTGATAATGGTGATTATATCTGCATAGAAAACTGTGCCGGATCGGTTAATCTTAACGGTCTGATATTCCCGATCAATGCAATCTTAGACAAAGATCGAGTGCAAGTCATTGTTCCAACCGGGTTCACTCTTGGTGGTGCATATCGTGGTAGAGGTACTATAACTCGAGTGTCTAACATAAAGATTAAATCGAAGCAGTGGAACCCATACGATAAAGACGGTCAGAACGTGTATCTGGCAAAGATAGATTTTGCTGTCGTAAAAACAGAATTTGGTGAGATCGTTGTAGATTATTTCCCTTCAGCAAGTCAGACTTCGATGTTGCGTGCAGGAGCAGCAACGACATCTATCATGGGAACGGGAGTTCTAGAAACTAAGCCATACCCAGTTGCTTTGTATCCGTTTGAGCAAGAACAAGATCGTCTATGGCATTCGGTGTACTTCCAGACGAGTGGTGAATGTATACAGATCTATATGTACATGAACGATGCTGAAATGCGAACGCCAAACATTACCTGGTCAGACTTTGAGCTCGATGCAATGGTACTGTACACTCAAAGAACGTCAGCGAGACTGCAATGATACAACCAGCAAATAATGGTGCCTATGTACCTAATACGTATGTCTGGGACGTAGCACAGATACAGCAGCTAGATATTAATAGCGCAGAGTTTAAGGAACTTCTTGTTCGTCTTTATCAGAATCTTAGTGCGATGGCAACGGTGGTCAACATCAAGGATTCGGCATACTACGGATTGGCTGAGTTCGTCAATAGTCAGCTCTTTTTCCCTAATCCTTCATTAAATTCTACTACCACTGTAACAGCAGATTGGCGCAATGTTACGCGCTTGGTGATCAATTTTGGTGCATTGCCTAATACTGCCACAAAGTCGGTTGCTCATGGATTAACACCAACAGCATCATGGACGTTTACCCGTATTTATGCGACCGCTTCAGATACCACGGGCAAGAACTATCTGCCTATTCCCTCTACTCAGGCAAATTTGACGGTTAATGCTACGAATGTGAATATTACGACGACTGCCAACTTGACTAACTACAATGTATGTTACGTAGTACTTGAGTATTTAAAGTTATAGGAGATAGATATGGATGGATGGCAAGTACCTGCGGCACGAGCTGCGGGATATGGGGCATCGGGAGCACTTGCAGGTGCACCGTTTGGTCCATTAGGAGCTTTAGTGGGTGGAGGAGCTGGATTGGCTGCAGGTGGAGTACAGGCATTAATAGAAAATTCTAGGAAGAAAAAAGCGGCCGCTGCAACAGGGACTGGTGAACTTGGCGGTGATCGTAAAGGCAGTTTCTGGTCTGGGTACAGCGATTATACAAAGCAGCTGCCAATTCTTTCTCCAGAACAGATTACTGCTATGAATGCATTGCTTCCTGGAACCGTTGAACAGCTCAGGGGGCAACAGTTTGATTTTAGCCCTATAGAAGAAAAGTCTCGTCGTGATTTTCAGAGATATACCGAGCCTGGTCTTGCAAATAGATTTGCTGCTTTCGGCGGTGGCACTAGTACTGACGCTTATCGTCAAGCATTAGCGTCTGCACGATCAGAGCATGAACTTGGGTTGGCTGGACTAAAATCGGAGTACGGACTCAAGCAGCAGACTCAGGCCCTTAATCTTTTAAACACCCTCCTCCAGCCTCAATATCAGAATTTGTATTTCCCGTCGACTCCTGGATTTGGCCAATCGTTTGCTGCTAATGCACTACCTCAACTGGCAAGTTCTGCGCTTCAGCATGGTATTCCAGCTATAGCAGATTGGGCTTCAAGAAGACAGGCGACAGCACAACAACCGGTTCCAACTATGCCAACCGCTCCACAGTCCGCTGCGCCAACGATTGCCCAAGCCGCAACTCCTCAGGGACAGGCCGTTCAGCAGCTTGCTCAGGCAGCTGCTCCAACTCCTCAGCTTGGTGGTGCTGGGACTACTCGTGGTATATCGCCACTCGGTCGCGGTGCTTTAGGATTGGGTGCCGGGGCAGCAGGTGTAGCGCTTACAAATTTATTGGTTAATCAGATGCGAGGAGGTCAATAATGGCCGGTGTAGTAATAATGCCTCAACAGCAAACGCTCGCTCAACAACTTGGCACAGGTCTTGGTCAAGGATTAGGACAAGGATTGAGCTCTGGATTACAGCAGCTCGCCACACAGAAAATGGAACGTATGCACGCACGCCAAGCGTATGAAAGCAAGGTAAAAGGGTTGCGTGCTTTAGGAATTGCAGATGCAGAAGATCTGGCGCATCTAGATCCTAAGAGTCTCGAATATATCGTTCAACAAAAGATACAAGAGCCATCACGACAAGCCTATGCCCAATCACTTGCTTCTCTTTTGGGTGAACCGGCAGCGCAGTCGCCTGTGGCCGCTCCAATGGCCGCTCCCGCTCAGATGACCATAGACAATGCGTATATCCAAGATCTTGAAAAAGCGCTCGCGTCTCCTGAAATTTCATCGCAGTTAACGCCTGATCAACTCACTGATGCCCAACAGCAGTTAGAGCAGATGCGTAAACAAGTTGCTTCGTATCCACAGGCAGCTCCAGCAAAAGAGCCCCTCATAAAGCCAGGTCTTAACGAAAGACAGGCTACAGAGCTAGCAAAATTAGGCCTAGAGCAAAAGAAATTAGCTCGTGAGGACAAGGCTGCAGCCGAGAAAGAACGTCGCGCTGCATTCAAGGAAACCAAGGCTGAGCGTAAAGCTATCATCGAAGAAGCTCGTGATGCTCGTGAAAGCATCCGTGATCTAGATCGTATGGAAGAGCTCGAGAAGGAAGGCAAGCTCGACACCCCTGGCTATACGGAGTTCTTGAAAAGATCCGGCCTTGATGTGCCAGCGCTTATGGAACCGGGAAGCGAAGAGTTCAACAAAATAGCTGCCAACTTCCAACGTGCCGCTAAATCGTACTTTGGTGGTCGTGTATCTAACTACGAAGTTGAGCAGTTCTTGAAGACTATACCTTCACTTAGCCAAAGCCCCGAAGGCCGCAAAAGAGTAATAGCCAATCTGAAATACATGAACAGGGGTAAGCTAGATACACTTGATGCCTATAAGAAGGTCTTGGAGAAGAACAAAGGAGTGCCGCCGTTGGATCTTTTAGAACAGATAGAAGATCAACTTGAGCCAAGACGAGAAAAGTTAGCGGAAAAGTTTAAGGAAGATTTGGCCAAGCCAGTACCTAAAGGCCAGGAAGGATGGAAGACAGCGCTTCAAACGATAGGTGGTAGTGTTGTTGGTGTCCCAGGAACTATTCTTGGTGGCATCGGTAAGGTATTGGGAAAATTGGTTGGATAGAAACGTCTATATGCAAAAGCGCCGCTCAGGATTATTCACCTTGTAGCGGCGCTGAGTATATGAGTGCCTAGCTGTATTAGTCCATCATTTTCGTGCGTCTATTAATTAACAGCAAGATCCATGCCACTGGGTGCAAAAATAACGGCCAGAATATAACGTACGCTATGAATTTAAATATGTTCATTGTGTTCCCCCATAAATCCCAAGTCTTTG